TAGCGTCTTCTGCTATCTGTAAAGCTTCTGGATCGGCTTTAGGTCCTGCTTTGCCGTTCTCCATTAGATGCTCACGACCTTGGGGAGTAGTGGTAAGGCCTTGAACGGCTGCTTCTGGAAGACCGGCTAGGGCCATTGTATTGTAATTGTGCTCCATCATTTGAGCAGGAGTGTTATCGGCAGGCTGGGCGGCGGGTTGTGATGGATCAAATGCCATAGGATCTTGTTGTTGCGGCGGTGCATTAGGATCTAAAGCTGCTGGAACGTCGGATTGACTTGCTAGTCCGCCGCCATCGTAATGAGCCTTACCGCCGCCACACATAGGACAGGCGCCAGGTACTTTACCGCCTTTAGCCATACCTTCAACAGCTTGCTTAAATCCTGGGGCTAGTTTGTCAGCAGTTGTGGTAGGGCCGCCGGTTTGTACTTCTTGAGAACTAGGGGAGGCTTGCGAAGGCGCGATAGGGACTGGATTAGCCATAGCATTGGATGACGCTGCATTAGCGTTAGCGTCTGCGCGCGACTCTCTATCGCTTTCAGACAATTCACCTGCATTTGTCTGCGTTTGATTCTGACCAAACCCACTGGCATCAGCTAATGCTTGATTAGATGGAGACATTTTCTGAACTTGTTGACCATTAGCATATAACCTAACATTCTGCCAAGGTATTTGGTCCTTTTTAGGCGGAACTTTCTTAGACTCCTCAAGTTTAAGATTAGCTTGTTTGGGCGGGATTTTCCCACCTTCTGCCATCTTGTTAGCATGGGCTTCTTCTGCTTGAGGTGCAGTGGCGGTATTGGCAGAGAGTTTAGCAAGAGCAGCTAGGGCTTGTTGATTGGGTGGGGATAAGGACTTATGAGCTAAAGTGATCTCATGCCCATCTTGTGCATGTTTAAGCGTGGTTGAATGCCCGTCACTAGATACGTGCTTGAATTTACTCAAGTCTAACTTAATAGAACTCATTATTTAGGCTTTCTTGTAGGAGTACCTTGTTTAGCCATGATAGCGCTGACGAACTGGTGGGCAGCCCAATGCGGGTTTTTAGACTGAGTGACTGACCTAGGTAATATGATATCACCTTCGTTTAAGGTCTTAGGGACTGTGTCATTAGCATAGCTGTTTTTAGCGCCCGCAACTTTAGCTTTACCCGGTATCTTTTCCCCAGACATAGGTGATTTTTTACCTTCAGCAACCTTTTTAACGTCTTTGGCATGAATACGGATTTCACCAGGAGAGACTAAGGCTGGTACTTTACCGCCTTTTGCGTAGTTTTGATTAGAAGGATCTATATTATTTATAAGAGAACCTGGACCCATTGCATTAATGTTATTAGATACATTATTATTACTATCATAAATATCTGCTTGACTTGGCCCATCTATACCTAGCTCATCGTTCGTAGGAACAAGATTACCTTGAGGAGCCATAGCTTGAAGTTGACTCATTGTGTCCGATCCTTTTGGCGCAGAAGGGCCATTAGGATTCTTTATTGGCGTTGAACTACCAAACATATTACCAATGCTTTGGCCTAATTGTTTAGATCCTACCCCAAGTGCATTAGAGTTTGGATCTGCCGGATTATTATTAGAATTAGAAAGTGCATTAGAGTTTGGATCTGCCAGATTATTATTAGAATTAGAAAAGTATTGCCCTGCTTTAGATTTAGGAACAGTAGGATCGACTACATTCAATTGCGTAGTGCCCGATCCTGGGGCAGGACTTCCGCCGCCAGCAAATCGTTGAGGCGATGGTACTTTACCGCCTTTGGCAGCCGTCATCAGCAAAGGTGCCGCCGAAGAAAGGTCTGCGCCTATTCCAGCTGCAGCTCCGCCCATTCCCATGGCATCGCCAGCCCCACCGGCTATAGCACCAGCTCCACCAGTTCCACCAGCTCCACCAGCGCCCCCGAACATGCCACCTAAACCGCTCATTGCGCCGCTCATCATAGGCAAAGCACTGCCAAGACCTCCCATAAGGTTGCCTAACATATTACCTTGTTGGCCGGCAACCGTTCCGGCTAAAAGCTCGTTAGTAGAATTCATATTAGATGCCATGCCAACATTTGCATTATTTTGGGCAGCAATAGCACTGAGGATATTTTGCTGTTCATTTTGAGCGGAGGCGCTATATGCGTTAGTGGCATTAGCTTGTTGATTAGCTTGACTAGTAGCCAAACTACCCATTTGTCCCAAAGCCCCAAGACTTTGGTTGGCTTGCATTGTAGCGGCTTGACCCGCAGCATTCTGTTGGTTAGCACCGCCTTGTTGGGCGGCTTGGCGAGCTATTAGGCCTGCATTAGCGCCTGATCCTCGTTGACCTGCCATTAACGCTGCTTGATTAGCTGTATTAGCGCCAGTTGCTTGAGCTAATTGAGCTTGAGCTGGGTTAGGACCAGTGCCATTAGCGACACCTTGAAGTTGATTGTAAACACTAGATTGATTGCCTAGGCCATTTTGGCCTTGTACTGCTGTTAGGAAGTCTGCTTGATTTTGGAGTCCGGTCTGAGCATTGGTATATTGCTCATCTGCTTGGGCTACTGTCGCTGGATTTAGGATGTTAGCACTTGTGGCTTTAAATCCTACGCCCGATCCACCACCGCCGGTAATAGCGCCTACAATACTTGACACTAGAGACACTCCTTGAAAAGGATAAGGTGAGGTGCTTTAGGGCCAGCTGTTTTAAGACTGTCGGAGGGGGTATACTACCGCCTAAAGCACCTCTTAAATGTCCAAATGTCTGATTTACAATGGTTTTGCGATAATAGTTTGAGGAACTACATGAAATCCAATAGACTGGGCTCTAGATAAGATGCCAGAGTCGCTGGTATGGGCGATAATACCCTTTAGTTTCAAGCGTTTAGCTTCTTCTGTTAGTTCATCTACGACAAGTTTGATACCTTCGTGTCTAACTTGGCTACCGAACAAGGCATTAGAGGTGAGGGTGTCTAGTTGGGCAAAGCAAGGTTCTACTCGACGCAGAAACCCTGCTGCAATAGGCTGCTTACCGTAGAAAGCGATGTAGCCTACTCTAGGTAGAGTTTTCATGGAGATATCCGCAATCCCGGTATAGTTTTGGGACTGCAGAATCTCGATAAGTTGTTGTAAATGCTTGAATTTAAAAGGTACGACGTGGACTTCTAAGGACATCTTGTAGTTTTCCTGCTGCGTTTGAGTAAGCATCGATTAATGCTTGCATGTCTGGATCTAGGTTTACATTGCCCTGACCTACGGGTAAGTCTACAAACCCGTCATCGGCAAACATCATAATTTCTTCTTCAATCTTCTGATTAGCCACCATTGCTGCTAGTTCTCGGTTAACTTCACCTGTTAAGTCTTGAAAGTCGTTAGTTGTAAAGTATTTCATATTATTACCTCCTGATAACACTATAACAGAAGTTTCTCTACTTCGCAAAGATCTTTTTCAATCATGTCTTGTAATAAGACAATAAAAGTCTTATTAAGAGCATCTGGGGTAGGACTTTCCACGTAGCACACCTCTTGATTCGCTTCTGCTGATGTGAAATATATAGCCACTGGTCGGTATCCAGTTTTTTCTAGACAAGCGCAGTTATATTTATAAATAAAGGAAGGAGGGAAATCGTATGTATCAAAATAAGAGTGGGTATGCTTAAATTGCTTCATTATCCTAATATAACACTTATCCGAAGGATTTGGAAGCAGATTGCGTACGAGTGCCTTTTTTAACACCAACAAGTAGGTTTAATCCACTCAAAGTAAGGCCCTGTCCTGTATTCGCGCCCATCGTACTGTCGTACATCTCTTGTATAGTTACTTGAAATGACTCACATTTTTGCTTTTGAGGGAACACTCTTGCTTCAAACACGTTTCCAGGTCCCCCCCAAGCTGGAGGAGCCCCCCACACTGGCTGACCGCCCCATGCAGGTTCGAAGTTATCCGGGGCAACTACTGTTTGCTGCAGATTAGATGACAAGTAATCATACGCTAGGGACACGTTCAACTTAAACGGAGTGTAGTATGTACCGAGGAGGAACATCTGATAGAAACGTTCATACCCCTGTAACCCTGCTACGTTGATCCACCCCGTTGTAACGGACATTAGCACTGGTTTAGAGCCGTCGACATATGTACCGGGTGTTTCCTGATAGATACTACCATAAGAATTTAAGTAAGTGTGGAATCCTTGATATAATGTGGCAGAGATGGCAAATACGTTGGTAAACGTACCCCATTGGCTATAGAAGTAGTCATACATCAGTGTCGTGTTATCGCCTAAAGTAAAGCGTACTTGATTAGTGGCTGGAATAGATTGGGCACTCAATACTTGTTGATTATTAAAAGCCTCTACAGCCGCTCCAATGTAAGTTGTGTCCAGCCCTCGACCGAGTAGCCATATGCCCTTATCGGATTGAAACATAAGGCCGTTAGGAGTTAATACGATGCTATCTGGATTAGCGCACCCTACTGCTGCTGTGATGAACACGGGATCTGAGAACTGACTATTAGCACCTGTGTTGTCAGGTCCTATACCGTTTACATAGTATATAGCGTCCTTCTTAAAGATTATAAGCTTATCGTCCATAGCTGACAGCGCTGTCATTGGACCTGTAGAACCTTGCGCCCCAGATGTAGGAGCTACGTAAATAGTTAGAAGGTCTGACATCTCGACAGGGACATTCTCTATCACTTGCTTGCTAAACCATAAGAGGTTAGGGTCCTCTGCATCTATAAGCCATAGGCGATTGTTAAATAAAGCACTATGGATAGAGGCAGGAGGTGCAATGTCCTCGATCACTCCGCCTGTCGTGTAAATGATAACATTACCCAAGATAGCTCGCATCGGCCAAAGTGTCTACGTAAGTGACTAAATCTACTGCTAGGATTATTAAGTAGAGGAGTGCTGATGCTTGTGACTTGGTAGTAAACTTGCTGCGCTACACTCCATCGGTAAATGACTATGCGCACTGGGTTAGGTGCAACTTTATATGTTAAGTCTAAGTGTTGGAATATACAGCGTATTTGAGGATGTTGACCCAGTTGTCGTAATAGATATGGGAATACTAGGAGCTGACCTATGCAGGTTACCTGCATTATCAGTCCATTCATACGTAACTTGGTAGAAATACTCTTGGGCAGTTAGTAGGCCTCCACTGGTGCTACTGGTCACTCCTACAGGTTCTGGCCATACCTGAAAGTCAAATTCAACGGGTCTAACTCCGTCGTACTCCCAAAGTTGACCGCCAGTTAAATGCAGTGCGCCTGCTATTTCTGAACTATATTGTCCAGATGTATTAATACCAAACTTAGCAAGGTTTACGCCTGTTTGAGTGTATATAGCATTTAGCGGCGTACCCGTGCCACCAGATGTGCTACCTTTGTTAACAGTAGCAAGATAATCGGTAATAAGATAAGGTATGTAATAGTACCCTCCTGTAAATGATACGTTAGGGAGTACTTGTGAAGCTTCCCAACCCCCGCCATTCCCATATGCCAGACGCATATAAACATTCCCAAGGCTATCTATAAGAAAATACGTGTTTTGATTTGTACTACCGAAAGTAGCAACCATGTAGATAGTACCTGAAGGGGCTATAAATGCTTTAGAGGCAAGCCCTACTGACCTTAGTATTATAGTAGTGGCACTCACCGAGCCTGACTGAGTGCAGGTTACAGTGGATATATAATCAGTCTTTACACTTGAGTTAGGACCGGATCCATAGGTGTGCGCATTCTCGTAAAATACCGTTAACACTTGGTTATTTGCAATACTAGTGATTTCATTGATAGCCGTTGTCGTAATAATTTGAGTAGGAGTAAGTATAGTGGCTAAATTCTGATTAAAAGCCATCGTATAGCCATTAGTGCTACTGCTATCCCATATACTCATCCATACAGCTGCTGTGGAAGCAGAAGTATCTGTTGTAAGAGACATTAGATTCGCTGTATGTCCTGCTACTACAGCAGGAGAACTTAGGACTAAATGCTGAGTAAGAATGGATATATTGAGGTTACCACCATTAGCTGCCCACCCGATATACAAAGTATTATTAGCTATTGCGCCATCGTATCCTGGATTAGCTGGCAAACCAGTCCCTATATCCACTGCTGCTAATGGCGCTGTAGGAAGTTGAATGGGTATTGCAATATATCGCAAATGCAAGTTACTTGTTATAGTCTGTAGGTATGTAACAATAAAGTATTGACCTAGAATAAATACTCTAGCATTAGAAGAAGCAGCTCCTAGACTAGTCCTAGGTATGATCTGCTGTCCAGTAATGCTATCAGACACTTGGTAATAAGCTACGGAGTTGTCTTCGTAGGCAAGACATGCAAGACCATTAGTAGCAACGCCCATATCCGGCGAGGTTTGACTAGTAGAGACACGTACTAGGGGCAGTGTTGACAATTGTATAGGCTGAACATTGCCTTGATTAAGCCACTGATCAGTCTCTTCGCTAAATGCGTAAAGATTAGAGCCAGTCGCTATTAGATTGTCATTAAGAGTTGTCAGCGTTGTTTGTAAATCATTAGGCAGAGCAGTAAGGTTTGCATACCCGTTACGCTTGGTAAGCCTGCCAGACGCATTAAATACTGAATTAGTCATAGCTGAGAACTGACCAATAGGAATCTGATAAGGATCAGATTTTAGATTCAATCCTTGACTAAAATTTATAGATATTGGCTGCTTTTGAAGTGCCATTTTGTCCTTAGTAGTAGATTACAAGCTGGCCGCCTGCGCCGTTACCGGCTTGCAGAAGACTGGCCGGATAATTACCGCCACCTGCGGCTCCATAAGAAGTACTTAATGCACTGGCGCCCGTTGTTCCCCCGGCACCGCCTGGACCATAGCTAGATGCGCCGCCTCCACCACCATAGTTATTAGCTGCCCCGCCGGCACCGCCTAAGTAAGACCCTGAAGAACCCCCATTAAAGCCATTAGTACTGCCATTGCCGCCTAGGCCACCGGCTGTATGTGTTGGACTGCCATCCCACCAAAGGTTAATATTAGTAGCAGAAGGATACGCACTAGCGCCTCCTACGCCGCCGGGACCACCAAAACAAAGAGTAACGCCATTGAACAAGGTATCGCCGCCGGCACCGCCATTAAAAGATCTAGCTCCGCCGACTCCACCAGCGCCTATCACAATCGGTATGACAGTACTAGGAGTTACAGGTATAATATACTGCTGCAGCATACAGCCCATGCCGCCTGAAGAGCCATAAGTAGCTCCTAATGCACCTGCGCCACCGCCTCCGCCCCCCACTGCCTGTACGGTGACCTGAACGACTCCTGCAGGAACAGTCCAAGTTGTGGCGCCTGGAGTATTAAAAACCACTTGCACCGTACTGCCGAATGCAGCGCCTGGGGCAAATTTATCTGAAGTAATCGTAGCAGTGGCTATCTGAGCGTCGGTTATACCTCCAGTTGGTACTTCGATTACACTTGAGTTAATAACGATTGTGCTGCCGTCTACTGTGTATGGGGCGGCCATATTACCGCTATTATCCAATGTCATTATTTTCTGACTAGAAGGTAGAGTTGGTAGTGTTATCGAATAGTTAGACGATAAAGAAGCAGGGGGCTGCAGAGTTAGGGCATTAGTGCTATTAGGCGAGATATTGCGCATTATGGCTGCACCGAAGTCCATATTAGCTGCTATAGATGTATTACTTTGCCATACAAACGTACTGCTACCAGATACATATGATGCGGAAGCAGGGCTTGTTAGCCCTGTTATAGAGCCTGTGGCGCCTGCCACACTTCCATTTTTAGTAATCTGAATGTTATTCCCTAAAGCATCTACATAGTATAAATCATTGCCTGATACATATACTGTTAAGTCTGCGGGAGTCGAGGACTGGGCTATTAATGTAAGACCTGCTAAAGAGGTTATGAAGTTATTATTGAATGGCAAAGAGGTATTGATATTAATACCATTGGGGTTGATTTGGACCCCTTGTCCGGCAGAGTGATTGTGCTGATCTATTAGAGTTAAAGAGTTATTAATGTCAAACGCGTACTGAGGGCCAAACTCTTGGCCTACAACAGGTTCGATTAAGAACATATTAGGAGTTGTTGTACTTGTCATTAGAAGCACCATAGGTTCACTGTACAAGCCGCAGAGGCGGTCAGAGTGAGAGTTAGATTGTTAAATGGAGCCGAGCGACTAAGACTTGCTGCACCTTGCTGGTCTGTTACGATCCAACCTTGTTGTTGGCGTTGGAGTAAGTGATTGATTACATTTGAACCTGAGGCTAATACGACGTTATTAAGCTGTATGCCCGATAGCATTGGAATGGCTAGGATTGGGTTTAGTTGAGCAGCCCATTTCGTTTGTAGTTGATCTAATGTAAGTTTTTGTGCTAACTTAGCCATTAAAACCCACCGATTGCGCCATTAGCGCCGCCTCTCCAGCCATTGCCCCAGTTACCATTGTTAACATCTGAGATAGTGTCTGGCATTCCAGCGTCACGATTGACTGCAGACTCTTCTATTCGTTTCTGCAAAGCACCTAACTGCATAACCAAAGAAGTAGTATCCGATTCCTCTTTAGTTAACGCATAATACGCTGCTTTTACAATAACATACTCAATCCAACCACTTATACCCATAGTTGTGATGTCTGTATCGGCTAAAAGCTCTTGTAAACGAGGGATATACCACAGTCTTAGGATCTGTCCTGCTGAAGGTGTTGGTATGAACTCGATTTGATTAGTACCTAATAAACGATACTGTAGATTAAATACCCCGTAAATAGTGCTAGCAGTATTAGGGTAAACGAACCTGTTACGGTCGCTGAAATTAAACTTATTAACTGTAACATATGCGTTATTAGCATTGTTAAGGCCAAGGTCCACTCCTGTTAGTTTATAAAATGGGGGCGGGATAAAGGGCTGGTTGTTGATACCGTTCTTGAAGGTGAGCAGGCCATTAGGTAGGGGATAAAGGAAGGTGTTTCCGTCAGCGATGAAGGTTACAGGAGTGGCGACAAAGTAGTCTTCGTACGTGGTTACTAGTAGGTCATACAGTTCAAACATAGATTGATTAATGTATTGACGCCATTCAGGCTGAGTTACGAAGTTCGAGTTAACTCTATCCGCCCGTTGCATAGCAGCCAAACGTATTTGACTTAAGCACATTTCACCTGATGTCGTAGGTACGGCCGAGGCAGGGGCGGAAAGGATGCTCACTGTAGCGCCATTAGCTGCCTGTACTTGGTACCAGTACTGAGTGCCTAATACTACTGCTGTGTCTAGGTATTGTGTAGCCAGAGGGCTGCCAGAGATCGTAGCAAGAGCTGTGTAGGTGACATTGTCTAGGCTACGTAATAGGTTATAAGACGTAGCCCCTGCGGATAGGTTCCAGCTAACGAGTATTTGCCCGTTAGCTGCTTGAACTAAAAAGTTTTGTGGTGTACCTAGACTAGACATAAACCCTCGTTTTTATTAAGGTTTATTACTCACCTTGTACTGAAACTGAACTATTACTCAGGTAGAAGTTTAGACTAATAACACTGCCATCTGCAGGAGCGGCGATTGCTGCTGATGCATTACGACATTGAACTATGAACTGCGCCCCAAAGCCTTGGTTAGCGCTAGGATTAGGAGCAATAGTTTGGTTAGGATCGCCTAGGGTTTCAATACTCATTATACCAGAGCCGGCTGACGCCGCGATTTCAACTGCTGCAGATCCGCCAATAGTAGCTGAAGACGATGCAATGAACGAGGCACCTACTGCTGGAGTGATACCAATAGGAAGCCCTACTGCTTGCCATTGAGCATTCGTAGCAGTTCCCAGAGATACGATAGTGTAGGCTGTATTAGCTACAGTGGCTGTTAGCGGACTTCCACTTACAGGGCTTATGACTGCATTAAAACCACTTAAAGAACGATTAAATCCGTCTTGAAGTTGTACTACTATAGTTCCTGAAGCTGGGTTGGGGTTAGTTACTATTACATTGGGGGTGGCAGGATTTGAGTTACCTGGTCCAGGAGAGGCAGAAGTGTGCATAAAAACGTTTTGAACTAAAGGTCCTTTTAGACTTCTAATGCCTAATCCGTTACCGTTCGCACTGTCTACGATAAAGTTACAAGATACTAGGATTGGAGATGACTCCATAATCCATAGTTTTCCACCGTTGGAAAAATTACGATTTGCCATATTATCCTCATTTTACATACCTGCTCTGTGCACGTAGAGGCTATTAGCCGCGCGCTCACCACTGTACCGCAGGAGAGATAGTGGGGAAGGTATGAGGATATCCCATGGCCTTATATAAGGTCCTAGTGTCTGCTAGGACCGGCCTAATAGGGATGGATTCTGGCTATTTATCGATCTAAACGGGTTTTTTTGGAGAAATCGACGGGAATGACGACTCCTAGGGGTTTATTGAGTACGGTAAGTCCTTTATATGAGAGAAGAACTTGTTTATAGTGGTTTACAGCAGTTGAGATGGTCTGGAAAGGCCCTACGCCCTCAGGATGGTTTGGGTCTTTCCAATAGTAATTGGGGCGACTATTATTTGTGGCCCAATCTGCCATTGATTCAGATGAGTACACTTCTAGGGGACCTAATGAAAACTCGGGGGTGATAATATATAGCATATAATCCTTTAGTTAAATAATAACAACTTTTCGAGTTCAGAAAACTCTTTATCGATTAAATCCAATAGCAATTGCTTAACTACTTCAGGGGAAGAAGAGGCGGCGTAGGGGGCGGCGGTGTAGGCGGTGTAGGCGGCGGCGGGGGCGGGGGCGGCGGTGGCGGTGGCGGCTAAGTAGGCGGCGGCGGCGGAGGCGTAGGAGCCGTAGGAGCCGTAGGAGGCGTAGGAGGCGTAGGAGGCATCAGCAGCAGCCTTAAGCTCTTCCTGACTAATCTGCTCTCCTAGGCTGAACCTATCAGCCAAATCTATGGCGTGTAAGTCTTCTGGACTAGGCTTATCTACTTTAGCTATTATGAGTCTAGCACAAGCCACAGCATACTTGACATAGAACTTATGTGGAAAGTCATAGGAGTTTAGGTCATAATAACAACTTTTCGAGTTCAGAAAACTCTTTATCGATTAAATCCAATAGCAATTGCTTAACTACTTCAGGGGAGGCGGCGTTGGCGGCGGCGTTGGCGGCTAAGTAGGCGGCGGCGGCGGAGGCGGAAAAGGCGGCGTGGATGGCGTAGTAGGCGGCGGCGGCGTAGGCGGAGGCGTAGGAGGCGTAGGAGGCGGAGTAGGAGGCATTAGCAGCAGCCTTAAGCTCTTCCTGACTAATCTGTTCGTCTCCTAAGCTGAACCTATCAGCCAAATCTATAGCGTGTAAGGCTTCTGGACTAGGCTTATCTACTTTAGATATTGCGAGTCTAGCACAAGCCACAGCATACTTGACATAGAACTTATGTGGAAAGTCATAGGAGTTTAGTATTTGGTCTACAGTTTTTTCGTGAAAGTTCATAACAATGCCATCCTATAATGCCAGTTTAAAAAGCTGCTAATATAGTTCTTGATATATTCCTCTGCTTTATAAGCACTTGGAAAGGTTAAGTTTTCTTGAATTAAATGCCCTTTTTCAGACACAATTTTCCAACTATACCTCCCCGTCTGCTGCATTACTACCTTATTCGTCATAGTAATGGTCTTCTTCTTCTGCATAATCTGAAGCATATGCAAAATGCTCATTTATACTTTCGTTTAAAGAGTCTTCATCTACCATATTCAATGTAATACTCGAGTCTGCGCATAATATCTGATGTGCTCTTGCGAACACTTCTCTAGACCTGGGCGCCACTTCTACGGCTATGTCGCCATAGACGTACGTTCCTTCTGTATCTTCGTCTGAAGTGTACACAATACCAGAGAAAGAGTGGTTATCGATTTCCAAATTCTCGATAGTTAATAGCTTTTTCATAAAACATTATCCTTATTACTTAGTTTTATATCACATTTTGTACAATATGTAAAGCAATGACTAAATCCAGTATATTCTTTCCAATCGTGCGGACATTCGCCGCTCATCGGCGCACTTGCCAAGACAAAAGCTGAATCCACATAGTCAGTACTATAAATGAATTTAGCGAAAGGATGTAAGTCAGTCTCTTCGCGCTCAAGTTCATACTCATTGTAGAACTTATCGAGTATAATCCCAATAACCCTATAGCGGTACAAAGTATTTGTATGCGCCTCTCTTAAAGTGTCGCCTTTATTAAATTTCACTGTGTAACCTCACAATTTGGACCAACTGTGAAAGTACAACTTGCATTAATACCATCACTGCTATATGTGCCAGGAGGCACTTCGCTTAGGAATCCATCATTTGCACTGTAAACAGCATAGATGGTTCCATTAATGCAGAATCCTACTTCATTAAACTCCCCTGAGTAGGATGTAGTGCCCGGGCAAAATTGAACAGGCGTTCCTATTGTTCCAGGGGCTCCGGCCGGGCCTTGCGGACCTGTACTTCCTGTGCTGCCTTGAGCACCTGTCGGACCTCCGGGGGCACATGCCGAGAGTAGTACTGCTAAAGACATTAATATTAAGATTGTTTTCATAGAACCTCCTATAAATACGTTATACCGTCTGAGTAAAAGTGTCAATTTCTTTTTGGGTATGGATAAGTAGTGAAAACTATTAGCTTTTGTAAGGACTTATGCTCTCGTTTATCTCGTCCCAATATGAGAGCATACTTGCCCTTAGCTGGTTGGCTAACGACTGGGTATTTAGCCGCCTCTTCTTCTGCTCGAAGAAGTAAAGCGTACTTGATATTTTTTGGAATAGCTTTAATGTCTTGATAGCCATTAGGCTTACACCATTCTTTTTGCCATAAAATACCGAGTTCTTTGGCCCATTTCTTCATGGCTGAAGTCTTTGTGAACTCGCGATTGCTGACTATTTTACCGGAGGGGAGTTGCGCCCCGGATTTGACCCCCCAGTTTTGGCCAAGATACATAAAGTTACAAGCTTGGTATATAGTGCCAATTTCACCGGCGGAGGGATCGGAGTAGCAAGTGAACAGGCGTTTAGCTGTGTTTTGCACCATCCATCGGCAGGAGAACATCACAAGGCGGCTATTAAGATTCTTTGGTGCCCAAGAGGAAGCTGCTCCCCTTTGGATTAAGGCCTCATAATCTTTATATCGCGTCGCCATGGTAGGTTCTGACATAAGGACAACACATGCAAGTTTGCCTTCATATCTTGCGGCAAAGCACCACTTCACTGCCCAGCCTACTTTACCGAGCCACTCGTACCTTTCGATGAATGCTATATGCTCTTTCGTCATCTTTTCGTCGCTTAATGTGAATTCTGAGGCAGACAGATCGAAGTTATGACCCAGAGCCCTATCCTCGTCTTCTGTTTGATCGCGCCTTACCTTCTGATGACATACACCATTCATAGGTAAGGACGGTAGCGGTTGAAGGAGTTTCACTGGCTTAGGCGCGAGTGCCGGCTTGAGTACTGTACCTTTAGGCTTATTTCTAGCTATTTTTCGACAAGCTTTACAGCGCCTCGCCAGCCCATCAGGATTGGCGGTTTTCTTACTAAACATGCTGGCGTCTTTGGTTTCACCACAGCCTTTACAATGCTTAGTCATTTTACACTTCGCACTTCTTTAAGGATTTTAGATACGGCTAGCATTTCCTCATAGGTGAGGGTAGGGCCTTTTAAGCGGTTGCACTCTTTACAACAGGCAACTACGTTAGTCACAGTATACCCTAGACTGTTGTCCTTGCGATCTAAAGAGCATCCTTTCGTCTCTAGTGCACCATTGCAATAATGGCACGGTTTATTCAAGACTAAGTCTGACCATTGTTCAAAGGCTAATTCCATATTAGTCCCTGCTAATTTACACCTCTTTTTAAAGCGGCTGAATCTAGAACTCGGTATTACACTTAAACGTAAATTATCGGCTTTAAATTTTTCGGGGTTTTTAGCATAACTAATGTTTCTTGCATCAGCTTCACATCTTTTACAAACATATTTGTGTCCATCAGGACGAGAAGGACGGGCGCCGAAGTCCGTTAGGCTTTTTTCTACTCTACATCGAGAACAGATTTTTGTATTCATACAATCTCCTACGATTAAGAGTAACATAGGAGCAATAAAAAAGCCAGGATCTTTAGGCCCTGGCTCAAACTGATACACAGTTTATAATTGTCTAACTACTACCTAGGCACTTAACTGCACGACACAGTTCCAGCCGGGAGCCGAACATATGAGGTTACCGTAATAACCGATGCGTATTTCAAGGGCATCTGCATTACCGACACGTAGGCCCTCTAGGCCTTCCATGCCGTAGGTAAGGATATGAGGCACTTTGCCCAATGAACGCAATTTAAACGTGTTCATCGTCAATAGGTACGCCGTCTGAGGAGGACAGCTACGGTCTGCAAGGACCGTAACTCGACCATAAGCGCTCTGGAAGGTAATCCCCTCGAAAGCTACCTCAACTTCGTCATGATTCACTTGCACATACTGAACTTTTGCGCCCAGTGCATTTACTAGGGAAGCATAAGAAGCAAAGTCAATAACGCAAAGGTCTGGTTTTCCACCTTCTCGGTTAAGGAAAGCTAACGCGCTTGTCAAACCTTCTTCGATGGTGTACGATTGCGCATTGAAGCGGCAACCAGCCAAACGAGTAGGGTCAGCAGAACGGTTAACGCCCCAGAACGAGTCAGTTGCAGCAGGACTAGTGATTGGCAACCAAGCCGCAAGGCCCGAAAGAGCCAGGTACGAGCTAGTGCTAGCTGCTCCGGACAATGGGATGTCACCAGATATACTTAGGTAGGCCAGTCCAGAACCAATCGCCCAATTAGCGGACAGAGTGGCAGCAGAGGCTGTACCGTTAACTACACCTGTTGCACGATTAACTGCTGTGATCAGCACTGTGTCTGTTGAAGGTGCACTGCCTGGAGTGGCAGAGGCAACTAACAACATACCTACCTCGAATGCCACGATTTGCTGTGGATTAGAGAGAGGAAGGGTCACTCCGCCTACTGCAACACCGCCGACTTGAGTAGAAGCGGCAGAGGAGATACCGCGTGTAGCTGTACCGTCGCCGAAAAGCTCAAAAGCGATATTGTTGGTTATATTGCGGAATCCACCATCCATTTGCAATTTAGCGGCGTCTACGAACGCACCTGCATTGGACTTGGTTTGTTCCATCAATAGATTGGTGATCGTAACTAGTTGATAGTCCTCGATAACATACACAAAGTAGCTAACCAGCTGAGTGGCTGTTTGCTGATTCTGTGCATTAGCGAAACTATGCGAACGACCCTGAGGAGTCCCGTCACTTTGTTACCGTAAAGGCTTTTTATCCTCTACTTCTAATACTTACTAAGATAATTTTGTATAGGCACTAATTGTTCTTCTACTACTCCTACATTTTTATTGCAGGAATGGCACAATAAACCTCGAACTTTACTATCGCTATGCCTATGATCTACTGCAAAATTCTGATATTTACCGCTTTCGGTTTTATTGTCAGGTCTCTTGCATATCGCACATTTATTATCTTGTGCTGCTAGCATAACTTCGTATTGTTCTAAACTAATTCCGTAAAGGTGCCGAAGTTTTATATCTCTATATTTCCTCGGGTTTTCTAACTTATATCGCTTTTGATAGCAAGCGGCACAAGTATCATTACGGTACCAGTTCTTAGGCCCAACTACTTTAGTCTTACCGCATTCGCTGCAGACTTTCGTATTAGGTCGGCGTACATTTTCATCGATCATGATGTCCTCCACTCTTGGTACTATTTTAGTCTACCATATTCCTATGATAGTGTCAAGTACTACGCTCTACGATGGCAAAGATTCTTTATATCTCTGCTTATCTCGGTATTAGCATTTCAGCCTTCACCGATATTGGAGGATTTTACTTGAGCAAGGGGTTCACTCAAGAGGGACCGGGATATATTTTCCGGCAAACCCGTCTGGAGACTCGTCTTTTGGCACTAAAGCCAAAAATGGATTCTCTTTATAGACTAGGTCTTTCATGTATTCTTTCACACCATGAAACCCTTAAGACGACAAAGAATCTAGATATCGTCTGTATATAATTCTTTAAGTGCCGCGATTTGATTCGCGCTATTAGCGTAAACTGCTGCCATGTGGCAACTCCTTAATTTGAAGTTAAATTACATACTTAGCACTATGCTTTGTATGTATGCGTGTACACCACTTACTGCGACGTTAGTCGACCCACTGGATGCATTGACGCGGTTTAGCATGTATGTTTAACGACTATATGCTTACGAAGTTTTTAATTCGTTCTTGAATGCTAGTATGGCCCGCTCTTTGGCAGAAAGCTTCCTGCTGCTGGACGTACTGTTAGTCAAGGTTTTCATAGTCGGCTGTGTCTGCTGCTCTTGTGATTTTGGTGGCTGCGTTTTAGACGATTGGGCTGTCGCGTTCAATCCTAATCGTTTTTTAATCTTTTCTACATTCGTCAGTTTTAGGGTCTCAGCAACCAAGTACTCTTCGACTTGTTCTGCGGCCTCCTCTACTGATAGTAATTGTCCGTCTTTTTCGTAGGTACGTGTTATAAGCTCTACTACATCGTCTATTGACCTTGTGGCTTTGATTGTTTCAAAGGCCGGGTCTGTGAACACAAGCTTATTAACGTCGTTCCTGATCTGTTTTACGGCTGCCTGGTAGCTTTGTGTCTGTTGTTCGGCTACTGCCTTCTTACTTTGCTCCGACTGCTGCTCAAGTTGATCGATTTTAGCTTGTAGGCGACTGATTTGAGCGTCTACTTGGGGATTGGATGGTTGTCGGTTAAGCATTCGCTGAGCGACTTCGTCGTAGGAAACGTCCCCTCGGTCAATCATATTCAATACTTCAGATTGAAGTTGATCCCTAGAGATGTACTTGCTTAAGTCAGGTTGTTTAGAGGTGAGTTCAGCTTCTCGAGCTGCAAAGGCTGCCTCTTTAGCTTTGAAGGCTTGTTCTTGGGCATGGACTTTAGCCCTAAGAGCTTTTTCTTGACGAGCAAGCTGAGCAAACTGACGGCTAAGTGCTGGATCAGGCTCAACTTTAGGCGGTTGTGAGGCAACTTCAGTATCTGCTGGTGATGCCGCTTCAGACTCTACTATTTCGTCCAACTGTCTGGATTTAGGTATAATCGCTGACATTTCTTCTGGAGAGATGTTGTTTTGGTTTACTGCATGCTGCAGAGGCTGTTGAGGTGCCTGGGGCTGGGCAGCAGGTTTAGAGATCATGTCAATAACACGAGCTCTTGTCTCTCTGGCTGTGCTAGAAGACGTACCTGTAGGCATAATTTGATGGGGGGACGCAACTGGTTTGATATTCACGTGTGTTTTCCTTGGTTATGCAGCACTAGGGCTGTTTGGTATCAATGGGGAGGTTGGGGCTGGTTGAGGGCTTGCTTGTGGGGGATTTTGGCCTTGAGGAGCGCCTGCCATAGGTTGTGGCGGGGGTTGAGCGGCTTGTTTAATAGCTTGAATCTGAGCGAAGAAGTCACGAAGCATTTGAGACTTCTCTTCTTCGAGTTTGGCTTGGCCGTACAGGTTGATGTACTGAGTGACAGTCGTGGTGGCCAGTTGTAGGTCCATAAAGGGGTCTGGAGGCGTGTACTTACCTTCCTCGATGATATCGTCCAGGATTTGGAAGATACGTTCCTCGCCTGCATTAGCGAGCTTCTCGACTTGTTCTAAATCTGGATAGTCAAGTAATCTACGGCCTTCCTGTAGGCTGATCATACCTGATTGCACCATCTCGGTCACCTTGGCTAGGCGACCGGCCGGATCCTTGGGAAGAGCTGATTGGGTATAGCATTGGATAATGAAGGTGTCATTTACTAGGTCAGCTTTGCAGAGATTGATTTCTTTAGTGCTGTTCTTATTGGGGTAGACTGTGGCATACTCGCCATCTCGATCGCAGATGTCCTTAGCTAGGCTGATTACTGCGTAGGCGAGATCGATAAACATATTGTCATAACGACGTGACAAAGCGGCAAACCTATCAGTAGAAATATCATCGTAAGAACGAATAGCCTCGCCCGAATCAAGTCCTTGCGGTTTTTGGCTAGTCGCCTGCAGTGCAGACACACCACTTTGTTGGTATCCGTATTGAATGAGTTTATCTCGTTCTGCATACAATTCGGGCGCATTAGATGGGGCGACTTCATAAGTAGGCTTAATTCCTCGGTATTTTACAATCACACCGATTTCATTGTTATGGTGGGCGGCTACAACTTTAGATCCGTCTTCTTGGAATACTCTTGGCACACCTACGAGCTTAATAGCCCTGGAGATTGTGTATAGGAGGCTGTTTAGTTCCATTTGAGTGCCCATTAGCTGTTCAGCTACGCCCTGTCCCCAAAAGCCTAAGAGTGGTGGGCTATAGTGAAAGAAAGTGAATGGGAAGCGATCTTTAGTGTAGTCTTCGTCTACTAGGGATCCAGCGGAGCAAGCTAGTGTATGCCTGCCGTCTTTGACGTTCTTGCCCGAGGGTAGGTGCCAGCCCTCGACTACCATTACTAGGTCAGAGATAGACTTAGAGGCATCTGAGGAGTTATCGGGAGTTCCTTTGGCAGCCATTTCGATTTTAGACTTGTACTTAGGGAAATTAGCCATAAGCACTTTACGATCGACTAGTTTCATGCGGTAGAGTTGGCGGGGGTCGCCATACATAGCTTCGTTAGGGTCTATTAGGAGTTCAGTCAGGAGTACTCGCTCCATGCCTACGCGATTGTCTGGTGTTTCGAAAGTGTGTATTACGCCTGTGCCGGTGACTTGTCCGTCTCTTAGGACTAGGGCGGCAAGTTCATAGGCTTTACAGTTATAGAACTCACCTTGAATGAAGTTATTAAGTTTCTTAGCTAAACTACGTTGTTTATAATCGCCGTTGTCTGTAAGGAATACTGGCTGCGGTCTAGATTGGCTAATGCGGGACACTAGTGTGTCCACTACGCTTTGTATTAGGTTGAAGGTTGGGCGCTCTTGAGGCATGCCCATGGTTTGGTCCATTTTGGAAATATTGTTGCCTGCGAAGCTGTAGAGGCTCTTATTGCCATATAGGCGGGCATATACGGCTGTCTGACGGTAGCGATAGGCTTGACCTTCTTTAAGGTATGCTGCTGTGGTAAGCATAAGCATGGCTGCTTTATCGCCATTAGACTCGTTCCACCAATCGTATTGATTGAGGTTGTCTTGAGCAGAGGCCTTAGTTTTAAATGTGACCTTATTGGTCTTTAGCTTATCGCCAGTTATTTTCATACGCCCTTATTATTGGCTGGTTTCCCATACGGCTGGGTCAGAGCTACCGAACATTTTCTGGTCGTCTGTTAGCTCATCTGTGGGTATTACTAGGTCTGAAATAGGTATATTTACGTTTTCGTCAATGTTTCCAAGATCATAGGCGGAGCTAGTAGCTTTGGCCATAGACTTAGATTTAGCTGCTTTGTCTGGTACTTTACCTAGGACAATCTCAATGCTGTCGATCTTAATTATATCGACGTATTGTTTACGAAGCATCTTGATTAATGTCTCTAGGTCAGCGACTGAATTGATGTTCATTAGAACTGCCTTCGGCTCTTCATCTTACTTCTGATTTGGTCAATCATATCATGGTCATCAGAGTCTATCTCATGGCCGTGTTCATTAGAGTCTTCTGGTTGAGAGACGTCTTTCATATCACTATCGTAATTTTCTTTTAAAACGTCGTCTTCATTACGACCATAGTAGGCGTTTGGCTGTTCCATGGAGTTGAAGTCTAGGTCAACTTCACCGCCGTCAGCATAGCCGTGGACTGCATGGTCTTCGTCTAATGATCCTGAATCGATTAGAGCGTGCATTCTATCGCGTTTAGCCATAATAGCTGCTGCAATAGAGTCATGGTGTTCTTCGTCTAATTCGCCGTCAGCCATTCCGCCGTCAGCCATTCCGCCGTCAGCGTAAGGCATGCGGCCATTAGAGTGCTCACGTTCCATGTCAGAAACTCTGTTGCCATAGCTGTCTGCATCTAATTCATCGCGCCATGAAGCCGGTTGTTCGCCGTGTTCGCCTGGAGCTAGGTTGTCCATCATATCAGACTCGTCCATACGTTCTTCTGATTCGTCATGGTTGTCTTTAGGCTCCATTACAGGACCGCCTTTGGCGTATCTACCTGAGGGGCTTTGGACTTTCTTCATGTCCGGTTCGGCCTCGTCCTGCGCATACTGGTCTTCTATAGCCTTGTTATAAGGAGCTTTTTTGTTGTTATGCTGAGCCGCCATGTCGCGCACTTGAGGGCCTCGTCTGTTAGGTCCATCTTCGTTATCACGTTGGATTGGTTGAGCTCTATCAGTTTCTGGTGGGATGCTATCGCCGAGATCGTTCTCGTCGTCTCGCATATTCATATTGCGGACCGAGAAGGCATCGCTGCCCATGATTTTAGGTTGGCTGAGTTTAGTGATAGATAGTTTTTGAGATTGCTTTACTGTAGGGTTGTCTGTCCACTGGTCATCTTTAGGCGCTTTATTGCCTCGGTTTTTACTGACCATCTCAGAGTCGTTATTACTCTCGTCTGGCATTGGACGTTCTTCAGACTTAGCTGAATCGTTTTTAGCCATCCCACCTGAGGCCATTTTCTTAGGCTTACGTTTAACACTATAGGCTATTGCTAGGCTTTGGGGTTGGCCTTTACCTGAGTCCATTTCAGCCTTAACATTATGGTCAAAGGCTTTTTTAGACCTTTTTTGGATCAATGGCATTTTAGTATCCGCCTTCCCATACTTGTACGGACATTTTGACTGCATTTAGCTGGTTATCGTTGGAATTAGCTGAAGTTAGGTTGACGGACAATGTGTCGCTTGCAGCGCATTGGATGCCACCTAGACTAAAACCTTCGTCGCCTGGAGCTCCTGTATATACTGTAGTGGAGTTATGCTTCACTACGATTACGACCGCAGAAGGACTACCAGAGGTGACGGTTGTGGGGAGGGTAAGGGAGGCCTGGATTACGTATGTATCTGCTGTAGGCACTGTTACGCTGTATATAGGGCTTCCAAGTCCTGTTACTGTTGCCGATGTATTAAAATTAGCCATTTGTTATTATTCCTTTTGTATTAGTTGTTATTCAGCTGCTTTGATGTTTTGAGCATCATAAGAGTGAGGGGAAGGGGCATTATTATGTTCAGCTTCTTCGTGGGGCATGGATTCTAGTATCTCAAAAGCTGCTTTCATAGCTTCTGCAGCGCCTTTGATGTCATGTGCGTGCACGGCCATGATTAAGTCCTTAGCGCAGGCTTCTATAGCTGCTGCTGGATCATCTTCACTGCTGTCTTCTTTTTCTAGTTGTTCTGCTGATTTTTCGTCTGGGGCGCGCATTTTGGTCATTATGCCGCCAGCCATGGAGTCTTTGTTCTTCTTCAGGAAAGGGAGCATTTAGCCTCCAAGGCGGTATTAAGGTATCTTAAAGGTCCTAATGTCTGTTTTGTAAGGGTAAATGGCTATTAAATGGCTATTAAATGGCTATTAAATGGCTATTCCCATTCACCTTTTAGCCATTTTTCTTCACTTTCGGCCTTTTGGTAGCCTTCAAGCTCTTTGTCCCACATATCTTGGGACTGCGCATCAGCCCATTCCTTAGTGCCATACACGGGTTTCGTCTCTGGCGGCTTATAGGTGTAGGAATAGCTTTCGCGGAAAGCATAGAGAACTGCGTCAATGATATCGCTATGGGGTTTTTTCTTAATGACAATTCTATTGGGGGTTGTCCTATCCCAATCAATCTGAATTAGGTAGGAGTCCTTAGCGAACCTACTTCCAGACTTAGCTTTAAACTTACCTAAACGTAAGTAATCATTAAGTAATTCTACATTCGACTGCTTATGGGCCTTATCTGCTGGCTCTAGGGGTACTCCAAAGCGTTGTCTAAGATCTTCTGCCACCTTCTTACCGAGTCCGCCTTCATCTAGCATAATCTTGTAAGCGTTATATTTCTTCTGTGTCGCCTCTACCATTGTTATTAGGCCGCTAACGCCTTGTTTGGTTTGAAGGACCTCTTCTACTAAGTAGGTCTCGGGGCAGGTCTCGGCCCACGCTATTACTGCAATGGCGTCCGCATCGTTGTACCCAATGTCAACACCTAAAATGTAGTTCCACTTATGTTGTTTAGGTAACTCTTGGTAATGATTAATCTTTTCATTGTACCTAACCCAAAGCGACTCGACGTCTAGTACCCATCTGTTGAGGTACTCACGCTGTAATGTAGGATTGTCGTCCTGCCATTCGCGCTTAGCTTTTACTTCTGTTAAGAAAGCGGACGCATTAGGCATATGCGGGTTGTCCAGAAGAGTCCAGTAGTGACGGCTGTATCCGTATTTACCGTTCTGTGTTACATCAAAGTAAAAGCCAGAGGGAACCGGACCCGGAGTGCCTGTCATTGCAAGCCAGCCGTCGGTATAATCGGCTATAGAGGGAGTTAGGACGTCGTCTATTAGGGATTGAAGATGGCCGCCCATGTCTTGTGCTTCATCGATAGCTACTCCGGGGAATTTACGACCTTTAAGTCGTTTAATGTAATCCTTAAGGTCAGAGCCCATAAGCTTTAGTCTTGCACCGTTGGGATGCTTCATCTCTAGCTTAGACTCAGTAAAGGTACATCCTAGGTTATACCTATCGTTAATTTCTATTAGGATCGGCCACATAATGCCCCTGGCTGATTCCTGTGTTAGGGATAGGTATAGGCATTGTGACTTAGGGTATTTTTCCATGGTTTTAAAGAACCGAAGTGCGAGTCCGTTGGTCTTACCTGCTCGGCGGGAACACTGGGCTACTATGAATCTGGAAGTGTCGTTGATGAACGCATCTTGAGGAGCGAAGTCCCCTTTAAGTTCTACACGGTTAGTGTTATTAGCATTTCTATTTCTAGCTATGGCTTCTTGTAATATACTAGTCTTAGACGTTTTCATCAGGCTTTAATACTTCTTTTGCTTTAGTTTCGAGCTCTTCGTCTGTAAGCCCACGTAATAGTTGATCTTCTCTGTCTTTTAGTTCAAAGAGAAGTTTAAGGTGATCTCGAAGATCTTTGGCGTCTTGCGGTAAGAGTTTACCGTTTTCAGATAGAGCGGATAGGTTCTTAATCTCACGGTATAGCGTTATAAGGCCGTCATCTAGAAGACTGCTAATGGATATTTCAGAGATGTCCGGAGTATCTGTTTTTGGCCGGTTACTCTGGAACATTCCACTATCATTCTTGGTAGGCTCGGGCCTTATATAGCGTTTTGTCATACTTGCGGTACAAGTACATCGAAGTTTGTATGAGCTGTTAAAAAGGTAAAAGACTTGCCGCCTTTGCTAGCGGTTACCTCGATTAGACCGGACGGTAACAAGTACATGGCTTGAACACGCTCGGCAGCGGTGGAGCCTGGACCGCCCACTTCAAACTGCTTCTTTAAATTACCTAGGCCGGGCACGAACACCGGGTGGTGCATATGGGCATAGGACAGGGAAATACCTTTATTATTGCTGGGTTGGCTGTTCACTAGGTGCTCCTTCTGTTGCTTGTTTGGCCATTTCGTTAAGTTTGTTGCGAGCTGCTGCTTCATTGTTGACACGCTCTAAGTACTCGTTTAGCCGAGTGAGTTCCTTAGATAGTACGTGAATCTGATACTGGGTTGCACCTGCTTGGTAGGCAGTTTGCTGGTAGTCCTTGGTAATCTCTTCTGGGGCGCGGGGAACAGACAATTTCTTGCCTTTAGGTTGTTTAGACATATGTCTCCTTTATAAAGTTTTGAAGGGGTTAAAGATACAATTTGGAAATTTATGTAATAGAATTTTACCTATGTCAGTAAGGTGCATAACTGTGGTCGGGTACTTAGGTAGGAGGCTTTTAGCTATACCCTTTTCTCGCCAAGCCTTTTTGACAAAAGTCCAAACAATTGTCTGATAATCGGGACTTAGGATGCTGTAACCTAGTATGGTATCTGGGTCGTCTGGTAGACAGGCGACTTTAATGATTGTTCTACCGCCGTTCACTAGTGAGTTGGCGACAGGCTTATAGTTTTCCATAAAGATGTCTTTAGGAATGGCATTATACCATGAATTGCCGTAATATGCTCCTCGCAGGAATGTGGCTAGGATGAAGTTGGTGTCTTCAGGTTTAAAGTCCCTAACATCGTATAATCCTTGGAAATTACTCATTGTCTATATCTATCATTTCAAGAAATTTATTTTTGGAATAGATCAGTCCATCTGGCATCCACCATATAGTTCTTTGCATAGGATAGGGCTCACAGAGCAAGTCTTCGAGTTGTGTTCTAGGTCCGAATGGTATGTCATAGACTACATCGTCTGTGTATAATTCTTTTAGAATCGCTAATGTGTCTAGGATATTCACATAAATACTCATATCTGAAATCATATCTGTAAATACCTTTCTTTCATTTTTTGTTCTAGTTTTTTAACGATAGTTCTTACGGCATCTTTCTTACGCTTTTTACCTTTGAGTTTGGCTAAGATGTTAGTTATTTCCCGCAGACTCAAGCCTTCAGAGTGATAAGTCCAAATAGTTTTTTCGAACTCATCCTTAAATTCGTAGTCATAAAGGAAGTGAGAGCACATGTTGTAGTAGGACTCGATTGCATCCCGCACAACGCTTTCCGTATGTGTCCTGCGCAGATGAGTGGCATTAATAGTTCCATCTGCGTGCTCGATATCATTAAATCCTGATTCTTTCAAAATATCGTACCATATACTTTGGAGTTCTTTATAAGTGAAACTAATTTTGGGCGGTGGCGGGGATTTCGACATTAGAAGCTGCCTCTACTGGGGGTGGAGTAGTAGCTTCTACGGTTTGAATGGCTTGGGCGGCTGCCTGTTTAGCCTTGATATCCTGGAAGAACTGGGATGCAACTTGATTTGCAGCAGCTTTGCGCATTAAAGCGACGAAATATTGGTCAGGTTTAGCCGCAATCTTAGAGTCCATATGGAGCAACGACGATGCGAGGGCAAACTTCATTGAATCGTTATCCGCAAAGTTGCCACTAAGCGCTATGATGCGATCAGCCCATTCATGGAACTCTGTCATTCCAACTGGAAATTTTCTGTTAAAGTAAGACCTGATTAAACGCAATAATTGCATGTATTATCTCCTTATAATACACATTATGTCATACTTTTAGACATGTGTCAACTATTTAATCACACTTCTGATAAATTATAACCTATTTTTGGGATAGCCTCAAGTGGAACGCCGGGTAATGTTGCCGTATTTTCCATGGAATACTGCAATATTAGACTGATATTTTCTGCATCTACTTGATTACACTCAATAATTAACGAATCGTGTACCTGGCATACAATCCGGCAGTCTAATCCCGCATTTATACACGATCGCTTAAACGCTATAGCTGCCCTATTAATTATGGACGCTCCTGTGCTTTGAATGCGATGGTTGACCGCTAAGTTCATTAGGTTGCGTGCTGTGTATGGTAGTTCGGCGTGAGGAACCGGACCGTACAGCTTATTAATGCGCTTAGCTTCTGGCATTCTACGAGGGCGCCCGAATAGGTTTAGAACGTATCCATTGGCTTTAGCCTGGGCGTGACTTTCTAGCATCATCTCTTTAACTCCGGGAAATCTTTCAAAATAGCGGTCAATGTCTTCTTGAGTATCTTCGATACTTTTCCCGGTCGTAGGGGCGAGTTGATGCGCAGTCGCTCCATATGTACTGGCGAGCGCAATAACTTTGGATAAATCGCGTAAACGCTTATACTTAAGTCCAAATGCATTCGGCGAACCTTCTTTTTGCGGGATACAATCCGTTTTTTCATATACTTCCATTCCGATGACACTGTAAAAGTCATCTGTTCCGTTAAAGGCTTCCATTAAACGTTTATCTTGACTGGTGTAAGCAAACACCCTGGGCTCTAATTGGCTGTAATCGGCTCCAACAAATACTTTACCTGGTCTCGAAACGACACACTCCTTAATACGTTTGTCATCCCTTGGTAAATTCTGGAAATTTGGGATCCTACTCGAATACCTGCCTGATGTCGTGCCCGTTTGCAAGAAGCTAGGATGAATGATTCCGTAGGCTACTTTGGACTCTAGTCCCTTCACGTAGGTGCTTAACAGTTTAGTTTTTCGCTGATATTCTAATAATTTCTCTATCCATTTGTATTTAGGGGCATATTTCTTAAGAACTGCTTTGTCGCATGCTATGTAAGTCCAAGGGTCCTTGATCTTCTTAGCTCTTACCTTCTTACCGTTCACATTGGCCTCAGGTTGATAGACATCGTCTTTTAGGGATATGCACTGTCCTATGAAGGCGCGTTTAGCTGCGGCGAAGTATGGAAGTTTTAGGCCCATAGACCTGCATACAACCTTCCCGGCATCAGTCAGAGTGTTAAACTCTAGGTTAAGTTGACCAAATACAAGCCACGCGAGTTGGGCGGGAGCCCCTATATTGAAAGTGTTCTTTTTATTAGTCCCCGGGTACTTGTCTTTGATGTAGGGTGTAATCTCGGTATAGATAAAGTCGCGAGCCTCTAGGCACTCGGCTTCTAGGGTCTTTTTAAGTACTGTCAAACGATTGGTATCTATTTGTAACCCAGTTACATTTAGTTCGTAGGTCACAAGTCTAAGTAATGGCATACACTCGTCTTCGTAGAAGAACTGATCAAGCTTCTGTTCGTATAGCTCTGGTACAAGAACCATGAATAGTTTGTAGGTGAGTAGGGCGTCTTTAGCTCCGTACTTGCCTAGAAGGCGGGCATCTGCCTTATATAGTTCATAGCAGTCTTTGGTGAGTTTACCGCCATTAGCTCGGACACTTTCTTTCATTTCTTTCTGCTCTATAGTAGAGTCTTCTCCAAAGTACTCTTTGGCTAATTCTTTTAGCCCTATACGGCGATTCTCATTAAGCAGGTGGGCCAACACCATCGTGTCTGTATTTAAAGCATCAATTAAACGTACTTTAAAGAAAGCTTCTGTCATCATACAGTCAAATACACCGTTATGGCAAATTAACTGTTTAGTCATTAATAACTCTATTAATGCTTGAGATTGCCTTCTATTTTCGTATAAGTATTCTAATTTATTGTTTTCCCATTTTGCCAATACTACATAATATGCTAAGTATTCATCAAAACATATTGAAAATCCAATAATCTCGTGTTGAGTAGTAAGGCCGGTAGTTTCTATATCAAATGCTATATAATCATGCTGTTTAATATCATTGCAAAGATGTATTATTTGTTCTGGTCGGTCCAATACTTTCAGAGTCGGTATTATTTCCACGTATATCCTCCTTATATGGAACTGATTGATAAGTCAAGATTTCTGTCTTTCGATCGGCTTTCCTTTTGTTAGTAGCTTTTGGTAAAAAATAGTTAAATGAAGTAATTTGATCCTGCGTCATATCACGCATCTGCTCAGTTTCAGAGTCGAATGCTAGATAGTAGGGCACGTCTTCTTGAACGACATCTCGCTTAGCCTTCTTATGTCTAATTTTACAGAACTTGAAGGCGGTCACTGTAGGGCAGCAATCTTCGGAATGACATCTTTTTAACGGTTGCCAGAGTGTTATAAGGAAATCCACGTAAGACTCAAAAAACACTGTACCGTAAGCAGCGTCCTTGTTAAGCTCGAGGTCCCCTATTCCAGCCTTTTCACGGTTGGTTTGGGACTGCATTATAAGCAATGTATTCGTTTCCACAGCAAAAGACTTCATAGAATGGCATATCTCTTCTAACTCTAAGGTTTTGCCATTTTTATCTTTCTTCTTTAAGACACCGATGTGGTCGATAACGACACACCCAACCTTGCGACCGGTAAGACGAGTGTATTTCTTAATATATTCCTGGATCTCGTATAGGGAGAGGTGTCGGAAGTTATTGTGCTCGTCGTAATTACTCATGATTTGCACCTTGTCGTGCAGTTCTGGTTCATTCGCGCACATAGTCTGCCACCGGTCCGCTATTTCATTGGCAGGCTGCTCTAAAGGTATGAAGAAGTGGACGTAATCCGGGTTATTCTGTATAAACCATTTGAACATATTTAGGGCGAAAGCAGTCTTACCTACACCAGAACCCGCCACAAGGCCTAGGACATGCCCCAGGCGGAAGCCGTGGTGGGTGTTGTCAACCCGGGGATGGCACCTGAATGGTGCGCCTTTGGCCGTATTCTCGCCTTTAGCTAATAGTTCCTTAACGCTTAGAGATAGGTCTAAGGACTCTTTGTCTTCTGATAATTCAAAAGTCCAGATCTTTTCGATGATATTCTGTGCGTAGTTTACACGATGTATAGGAGCACGTTGGACAGCTTTAGAGCTATTGACTAGAACACTAGCTGCTTCGTCTTTTGTAAAGTTATTGGCGAACATGAGATGGGCTAACCGCCAATCATTCATACTGCGGTCATCGGTATTACCGGACCATAGGTCTTTTGCCTCTTGGTTAGCCCTAAGTAACTTACCAAACTTGGGCGGTAACACATCAGAAACTACCATTGCCGTCGTATTCGCATTGTAGGTTTTATCGTAGTGGTGTTTGCAATATTGTTCATCTTCGGTCGATATCGAAGGCAGCAATTTATTAAACTCGTCCGCAGTGTATTCGGTCTCAACCGAATCGTATATAACTTCGCAAGGTACTAAATTATCTTGTTTTTTAGTATTTAAAGTACCTGGTAACCGCATTAGCTGGAAGATTTTACCTACAGCCTCGTCTGTGTCGAATAGACGAGTGAGGCGGCGCTGGAAACGTAAGTAACTCATGGCATCCATATTAGTTACTTTCCAGTAAGCATGAACACCGTGGCCAGAATCAACTATACGAGTAGGGGGCATTTCTAGTCGACATACCTTCTCGATAAAGGCGTCTTTGTCTTTATACACTTTGTCTTTTAGATCGCAGTCCACAAAGCAATAAAAGAAGCTATTGATATGCGAACCGTCAACGATAGTTCCGGGGCTATAATCGTCAGGGCCGTTAGGCAGGAAATAAATATTATAGCCTTTCCCATTGTACTCCTTTATTTGAGCATCAGTAAAGCGGTCCTCTAAGACACGAGGCATTGTCGGATCAAGTTGTAATGCCCAGTCGGGGGCAATTAGTCGCGCCAGTGTCATTAGAGGACCCTCCTATTGATTACTTACGTTTCCCTTTACCTAGCAGTGCTTCCACTTTAGCCTTGCGTTCAGCTGCAGAAGAGGCGGCCATAGGAACAGGGGTCTCATAGCCACCGTCGCCATCTACTTCATCGTCGTCGTCTCCATATCCACTTGATCCAGTCGACTCTTCGAGTTCGTCTTCCGTAGTAACAGAGCCACCCGTGGCTGTGCTTAGCTCAACAGGAATGGTGTTAGTGTCGTCCTGCTCAACCTTATAAGTGTACATATCGCCATTGGGCGTTGGCTTTGTACCTGTACTGGTGATGCGAACCATAGTGCCCGCAGGTACTTGGCCGACCTTGCGATTAAGGTCCGTTGTGCCCCAAATACCGAGGTTGCCTTTACTTGTCTGTAAGAAATGCAACTTAGACTCGCCTCGCTTATTTTGCACTGTGCGACTGCCTAGGTAATAGCCCTCCGCCTGCTTAGGGTAAGGTTTACCGTTTGGATCTTTCTTGCCCAGCGCGACGGTCACGTCTGCATCTAGGCTTGCTACTTCTTTAAATCCCATTATCTCTCCTTTTGTTTGTTTTGGTTCATTTAATAATATTTTTATAATCCGTGCCCGGTTCAATATAAACACGATGTGGAAGCCATTCTCTGATATCTTTATCATCAAAGTAAGTTAAAGGTTTACTTACCACCTGGTCAACCTCCTTTTGTAAGTTTAATGCTTCTACTACGTTTCTCGCCCATTCCCACCCTCCTCTACTCCATACTACGACCCAAGATCCTCGTTTGTCTGCTTCTTTTAAAAGTCTGACCATTGGTTCATGAATACGCTGTACAACGTCTCTACCTGTCACTGGGTCTAGGATTTTGATAAGTTTGCCGTGCGGGGAGCTGAAGGGTAATACTAGTGTCGAGTCTACATCGAAAAATGTAATGTCTTCGTTCTTAACGACTATCATTGGAGCTCTCCTTCTAAAGCTTCGCTCATTTCGGTAAACTTGGCCTCGGCTTTTAGGTATGCAATCCAAATAGAGTTGTTGACTGCGTCCTCGTTCTCTTCTACTTCTTTGCGAATGACATCTAGGAGTTCGCCAGCTGCTTCTGTGAATTCGACAAAAAGTGGTTTTATTGTGTCTGCATCATTTACTAGTCTCATTGCCGACCTCCGATTTGTATCTGTTGTCCTTAAGGGTATTTAGTTTCTGCTGTTGTAAGATCATAGCGGCGCAGGCGATGACACTCCCTAGGTGGTGTTGTCCGTCGACTGGGTCGGTTTCTTCCCCTTCCATCCAGGCCGTCGCATGGCGCATAAGAGCGGCGATAAGTTGGCTGGCCTTATGGCCTTTGTAAAAATTATATCGGTTATATTTCTTCTCTCCTACCATGAAGGCCCTAGCTGCTGCTTCTAGGGCAACTTGAGGGATTAAGGAAAAATCGGCTTTTTCAGTATCGTTTTTCGATGCAGCTAATTGCTGTAGGTTGTCTGACATTATTCATCCTCCACTGTGATAGTACTTTAGCAGAATACTTTGTGGAAGTCAATCCTTTTGCATTACCAATGTTGTAAGCAATAATTGCTTTTGTTAGGTTACCGTTGTAACGTGTGCGGTTTTTTGCAAGGTATTTAGCGGCATAGTAGATATTGGTTTTAGGGTCCATTAGTTGCTTTTCTGTGCCCTTGAAGCCGAGCCATCGGGAAGTTTTGAGCTTAATCTGACATAGGCCTACTGAGTTGCCTTGTCCGTCGTTTTTATGTACTGCATTAATGTTGTGACCGCTTTCGACCATACACAGGGAGTTTAGGAGTCCCTGTGGTAGGTCGAATTGCATCGAAGTCGTTAGGAATAAGGCGGTTAATATTGCTGGTGTCATGCTAGTAGAATAGCATGATTCGAAGGTAGAGTCTAGAGTTTACCTGTCCAACGTCCGCCTCGTTTTAATACCATTGGTATTAGTTGAGGCACTCCGTTGACAATAACGATTATAGACACTATAGGACGTTTAGTGTTAACTTTGTTATATCCCAAAGCAAGACTTTTGTCGTCTGCTAGACACCCTGTGTGGGCATCGAACATAAGTTTTTCGGGGGTGGATATGTATGATATTTGAGCTCGTTCGTGATAGTGTCCTTGTACTGCGCTCATACCGTATTGAGACGCCAGCCTTCCCGGGGTACCTGTCTTACCGTGGCAGAAGTAAACAGCGCCCAGCTCTGTCTGGACTATAATATCAAATACCCATTTCCAGCCCTTAGGGGCATCTAGAATATCATTATAAGATTTAATAGCTTTACTAGGTATCTTTCCTACCAAGGCCTTACGCAATACCATAGAACCGTGGTTAGACTCTACCACAGTCACTTTCGGGAATAGTTTATACACAGGCTTAAGACTTTTTATCGCTTTATCTAGTTCTACCCCCGAACTGTCTAGGTCCGGATTCGAGTCATGGAAAGAAGCGTCATGAAAATCCGCCTCGTCGCCAATGCATATAACTGTGTCTGGTTTATATTTAGCTTTAACTGCTTTTAGAAAAGGAACTGTATCAGGATGGACATAGGGATGGTGCATATCGCTGATTACAAGGATACTTTTAGCTTTTTTCATTTTTAATCCTCCTGCGTTCTTGATTTTCTTCTTTTGACTTGAGTTTATGGCAGTCTTTGTCGAGAACGGCTAAGTTATCCACATCGCACCACGCTCTGTCAACTACTTCATCCCAACTCATCTCATTTAAAGTCCTGTTGACTGGCACTAGGGGTAGTATATGGTCTACTTGCGCGAGATAAGAGGGGAATATCACTCCGCAATTGGCACAAAATACCCATTTCGTAACTCTCGGTCGTAGCGGGTCCGAATGTACAATAGAAGCGCGTTGTAAAGCCTCCCTACGTAAGTCGGAACGCGAAAAGACTCTACGTATCGCCCCTTTAATAAGGTTCCGTTCTTTGGGATTAGTCGGTTTCTTCAAGCTGACTCGCCCCTTCAATAAGATTAACTTCGTATTTTGCACCAAGCTCTATTTCTTCTGGCGCATGGTGCTCTACTAGATATATAGCACTATATTGAAGATTTTGCAATAGTTTTAAAGACTTCAATTTCATATCGGAGTCTAGTCCATCTAAGCACTCGTCGAAGAACACCTGGGAGAAGCTTAGGGCATGTCTGTTAGCTACTGTCTGCATAATAGATATACCGAAACATAACTTCAGCATACAGCGTTGGCCTTTGCTAAGTTGAGTAAAGGTGCATAAGTTACCGTCTTTGTACAGTTGTATTTCGAGTTTATCCGCAGAGGAGGCGGAGAATAAGACTCTAATCTCCGCATCAAACCCGCTAGATAGGTAGTTATTTGTCTGGGTCTCTAAGGTTTGGATAGTATTATGGATAGTCAGCATTCGGTAAGACTCTAATATGTCAGACAGTACTTCTGTATCTGTAAGATGTTGTTGAATTAAGTCCCGAGCATTTTCGGCTCCTATTAGCGCCATAGACTTTGCTTCAACGTCTTTGTCTGCTTTATCGATCATCCCTTGGTAGGGGTTAGGTTTTTTGTTAATTAATGAGCGCTGATGGGTTAGAATATCGTACTCGCGTTGGGCGTGTTTGCTAGCTAGGTCTTGGCTCTTTAAGTGCTGTATCTCTTCTCTAACGTCTAAAAGGTCCTGTAGCTTAACGGGGGCGCCACATGTCTTGCATCGTTCGGCGTTTAGTTCTTTGCTTAACGCTGAAAGTTGCTCTATTTGAACGGCGTTAGATACTCCTATCTTGCTTAGTACTGTGTTCATCTGTTCCGTTATCCACTGGTATTCTCTTTGGTTGTCTTTGGCAAATGTTTTGTGTCTGGCTGCATAATCAATTAGGTTATTTCTCTGCCAGCCTATAGAGTTTTTCAAATCTGCGCATTTTTGGGATTGCTTAGTGAGCTCTTCCTTGAGAACTTTTCTCTTGGCAGTCATGTTGTCTTGGATCTTTTTAGGCATCGATAGATCAACAATCTGCTCGCAAAAAGTTCTTCTATTCTTAGCGTTAGCTGTAAAGAATTGGGCGGTTTGGCTGAACTCATGAAGATAAGCACCTGAGAGGTACAGCTCTATGTCCATACCTAATGCAGCATTAATGAGCTTTTGAGTATCGGCTAGGTCTTTTCCTCGTATTATTACTACTCCCGTGTTATCAGGATTAGCATTATCATTGCTATAACAAAGATCGTTAGCATTTTTACCTCTCTTTCTTGTCACTGTATAGGTTATTCCATTTAAATCAAGTATAATATGTCCGTAGGTTGTTTCTTCTGTATTCCAACGGCGGACTTCGTCTACCGATCCATTTTTGGCAGTTCGTCCGAAGAGTACCCAAGGCACTACGTCGCATAGGGTGCTTTTGCCCGCTCCGGTTGGGCCTTGAATAAGAACAAGGCCATATTTATAATAACAACTTCTCGAGTTCAGAAAACTCTTTATCGATTAAATCCAATAGCAATTGCTTAACTACTTCAGGGGAGGCGGCGTTGGCGGCGGCGTTGGCGGCGGCGTTGGCGGCGTTGGGGGCGGCGGTGGCGGCTAAGTAGGCGGTGGGGGCGGAGGCGTTGGCGGCGTTGGGGGTGGCGTTGGCGGCGTTGGGGGTGGCGTTGGCGGTGTAGGCGGCGTGGGCGGCGGCGGTGGCGGCGTAGTAGGCGGTGGCGTAGGGGGCGTGGATGGCGTAGTAGGCGACGGAGTAGGAGGTGGTGTAGGCGGCATCAGCAGCAGCCTTAAGCTCTTCCTGACTAATCTGCTCTCCTAGGCTGAACCTATCAGCCAAATCTATGGCGTGTAAGGTTTCTGGACTAGGCTTATCTACTTTAGATATTGCGAGTCTAGCACAAGCCACGGCGTACTTGACATAGAACTTATGTGGAAAGTCATAGGAGTTTAGTATTTGGTCTACAGTTTTTTTAGCTAATTCTTTTTTTGTCATAATAACAACTTTTCGAGTTCAGAGAACTCTTTATCGATTAAATCCAATAGCAATTGCTTAACTACTTCAGGGGAGGCGGCGTTGGCGGCGGCGTTGGCGGCGGCGGCGGCGTTGGCGGCGGCGTTGGGGGCGGCGGCGTTGGGGGTGGCGTTGGCGGTGTAGGCGGCGTGGGCGGTGGCGTAGGGGGCGTAGTAGGCGGTGGCGTAGGGGGCGTGGATGGCGTAGTAGGCGACGGAGTAGGAGGTGGTGTAGGCGGCATCAGCAGCAGCCTTAAGCTCTTCCTGACTAATCTGCTCTCCTAGGCTGAACCTATCAGCCAAATCTATAGCGTGTAAGGCTTCTGGACTAGGCTTATCTACTTTAGCGATACAGAGTCTAGCACAAGCCACGGCGTACTTGACATAGAACTTATGTGGAAAGTCATAGGAGTTTAGTATTTGGTCTACAGTTTTTTTAGCTAATTCTTTTTTTACCATACGTCGTGTTGGTAGGGTATTAGGTGCAAACCTGTTCTAGGGTGAATAGTAGGTTGATTTTCGACAGTAACATCTAGGGCCTTAAGGAACTCAAGAGAATGGCCCTCTGATTTTTCATTGATCTTGTCATGGTTGCCGATTAGGATGACATCCTCGCTCGTCATACGGCTGAATGTCTTGAGCATCCTATTTACACATTCAGCTCGTAGGTTCGCTTTTGTGTCGTGTAAGTCGCCAGCTACTATGACAGGTATGACTAATTCCTCGGCCTTGTCTATAGCCATATTCATGGCTTTATCGGCCAAATCTAGTGTGTTTAGATTGTAGTGGATATCACTAATCAGAACCGCTATTGGTGTCTCTTTCATTATCGTTCCCTCCGATAAATTTAAAACCTTCTGATGTTATATCAAATTCTACCACTTTTGGGCCTGGATTGGTACGATCAATATGGTTTTTAAACAGTTTCCATTGCACTTTTGCGCCAATGCGTACTTTATCGCCTTTAACAGTTTTTTCTAACCAAGACTTACGACTAGTCTGATATGTAAGGCTACTGAAGAAATTTACTGCCTTGCCTCCTGCGTTAGTCTTACCAGGGGAGCCTATGTTATCATAAGTGTAGTTTACGATGAGTAGGGCCACATCGAAGGCAGTGCGCTTAGCGATAAGTTTATTCAGCCCTTCGCGGTTAGTTTTTTCCTTTGCCGCCGGGTTTGGAACCGCTATCAGCCAGGTCCCGGTTAGCATCGTGTTTGGATATAACATTACCAATTGAGTCTAGTACGATTAGGAGTTTTTCTTCTGGATTCGCCGCAATCCTGGTATCAATAAACTTACATGTGGCATCGTAGATCTCTTCAGCTACAGACTCCTGCATCATATATAGCTTTTTAGGGTCGACACCCCAGTCAGTGAAATCTTTCTTTGTAGTTTTACCTTCTGTTTCAACGTAGAGGACGGTAACGCCTTGTTCTTGAGCTGCTTTAATGGCCGCTATAGAGCAAGAGGTTTTACCGCTATCACTGTCGCCGGCTATCATTACGATCTTACGGAAGGGAATACCCTTTGTATTCGTCGCTTGTTGCCACCATGCGGGCATAACAACATACTCTAGGTCTGCAGCGTCTGGCAAGTCGCTACCGAGCATAATCTTGGACTTAGTGTTATTCTGTAATTTACTATTCTTTTTTGCTATGTCTGCCGCTGCTGTTATTTTACTCACGAAAAGTTTCCTTTGCCGATACCTCGGTAATATATATGGGCATTTTGAAAGATATTAAAGTACCGTTCAAGGGCATCTCTATTACTCTCAGCTTTGTCTAAAGCATCTTGTTCTTGACTAACGATATCAGACAAGTTGATTGTATGCTCTAGTAAAACATCGCTGGGTTTCTTTTCAGACTTGCCACAAGCTTCCATGTAAATGGCCGCTTTAACGGCTTTTAGCCCAGACTTTCGCATTCGAGAGTCCAAGTCCGCCTTCTTAAGCTCTTTACTCACTTCGATCTGACCGTGTAGGAATTCTGCTGCGAGTTTAACTGCATCTTCAATAGATACTTCTTGTTCATAAGTCGCCTGAATTTTAATCTCTAGTTGTTCGCAGAAGTCATTAAAACTTTTCATATACCACTCTGTTCGGTGTAATTGTTTCTGTGTTCTCTGTGACAAACCCTTGTGAGAATAATCCTTCTACACCAACGAAGGTGTAGAAATATACATTAATCCTGTTACTTAGGATTTGATATTTTTCGTCATTAAGAAAAGGAGAGGCGTCTTTTACAAACCTAACCCATTCTCCCGGATAGTATCTTCTATTGGCCGTCATCTGGAGGCTCCTTTCGCTACAAAAGGAAATAATTGGCCCCAACCAAGGCCTAGTAGCAATGCTACTATAAACTTAACTACAAGGCTCGCCCCTAACGCAGTCAAGGGCCATCTGTAGTAGAATGCTTACAGCAAGTAAAGCAATTAAACGTAAAATATTCATAACTCTTCCTCCTCCTTTTAAAAACTTATACCCAACACTAACACCTGCAGTCCCACTTGTCAAGCCAAAAACACCTAGCGAGATGGGCCCTAGACACCTGCTTCGTGACACTAGCGCCGTACACGAAAGGATGCCCCGCACTCCCTTCTGTATCCACACCGCCTAGACATCGAAATATTCAATGTCCCGACTTTGGCCGGAATGATATCAGTATGGACCTGCTCTGCTGAAACGTCCGTCTTTTGGATATGAGCGACAATGTCTGTGGTTGTAGTAGTGTCGACTTCTTTTTTACCCGTGGCGTCCGTAATTTCCTTGGTTGTTGTCGTAATATGTGTGTCTTTGGTTTCATCAGATTTGTCCTTCTGTACTATAGCAACGTCTGTCTTAATTTCGGGCTTGCCTACTGAAAACCTGCCTACTGCAAAAGAGACTAGGATTGCGCAAATGGCGATGTACACTTTGTATTTGGTTAGCGATTCGTTCATTCTTAATCTCCCGTTAGAATAGCTTCGACCTTGCCGTACTCAATAACTTCTTCGTTAAGTCTATCACTGTGTAGTTTATACTGACCGGATATAAGGCGGGTATACGCTAGTTTAATCTCCTCAAAGTCCGTAGTAGTGCTGAGGGATGGGTACTGCTTTATGAGACTTATGTGCCTCCACTTTACTTTATTGTCTTTTTGAAAGGAGTACTCTGCGTTGATACCACTGCT